GTACCTTTACTACCAAGTTTTGGCTCTCCAAGTCTCCAGCTATTAAAATCGTTTTTAATACTACCGTCAATCTTTCCTTTGATGAATTTAATAACTTCAGCCTGTTGAGACATATTCCAACCAAATCTTGTTAAAACATTATCTTGTATTTGCTCTAAGGTTTTACCACTTTTAATACCACTAGCTATTATTTTATCAATTTGCTTGCTAAAAGTTTTTGTTTGACCGCCAGTTAAAATTTTAGGATCAGTGGTTTTTGTTCCTCTGTCAATAATTGGTATTTGAAAACTAGAATATTCTCCTTTTTCTTCTGTTGATGAACCTTTTTCTTCTGTTGATGAAGTTTCAAATCTTTTAAGCTTGCTAACAACAGCTTCTTCTAGCGGAGCATCACTCTCACCTTCTCTAAAGCTGTCTGAATATCTTTTTATAAACTCGTAAGCGTCATTGCCATTTTCAAAATCAACATCCTTCATTGGTGTTTCTCCTTTGAAAAACTTTGTAAAAGTATCTGCTAATTTCTGCATGGTACTTCTAGTATTAACAGTTTTTATTCTACCGCTTTGTAATACGTCAGAAACAACATTAAACCATTCTCTAGTAAATTCTTTATCAGTTATATCTGTTCTTTCATCAATTATACGCTGAGCTTCAGCTAAAACATTAGCTGGTAAAGATTTTTTAAAGTCAGTTATAAAAGGATTTAATCTACCTTCAGCAGCCAACTTATTTAAAGTAACGTTCATAGCAGGGTGAAGAAGCTCGTGCGAGTCTACTGAAACACTATTTATTTCGTTAGCATAAGTTTCGTTAACAAATATTTCGCCAGATTCATTTATAAATAAACCTTCTGTAGCTTTTTCACCAAATTTTTCTGCAAATTCAACATCATTAAGCTTAGTATATTTAATGTTTTTTTGTTTGCCAATTATATTTCTAACTTTTTGTCTTATTTTTTTACGTCTTTCAGCAGTAAATTCTTCAAGATCTAAATTTAATTCATCAAAATACTCTTGTTGTTTTATTTCAAGTTTTGCTATTTTCTTTTCAATTACCTCTAATTCAATGCCACTAACTTCAGTGTTGTCAACCTGACTATTTAATAAAGCTAAAGGACCTGAAATCAAACTTTCATATTCCATATGCTTTTTAAGAAGTTTTGTTTCTTTTTTAGGATCATTAGCTGTTTTACCAACTTTTCTAATATTAGTTACAAACTCTTTAATAGAATTAACATAGTCTACAAACTGCTTTTCTTGTCTTTTATTTTCAGAAAAAGAACCATTAGGATCTTTTATTATAGAATAAACTTGATCAATGCTAGCCATGTTAGCTAGAGTCAAAGCTTGTTCAGGAGTTGGCATTTGACCATTTTGTAGTCTTCTGCCCATAGTAAAAATATTTGCATATTCATTTTTACCGTAAGTAGATTCAATCTCTTTAATAATGTTATTAAAATCTATTTCAGTTTTTAAAGTGCCAGCAGCTTCTCTAATTTCTTTTTTTCTATTTATCTGCTCTTCTGTTAATAGTTCTTTGAATAAGCCTTCTTTTCTCATCATATCAAAAGCTTTTTCGTCTATTTGTTTTTCAGTTAAAGCTTTTGTACCGTCTTCATTATTTTCTTTTAATTCTCTGTTTAGGTCTAAAACTTTTGAAGCTTTAGAAGCTCTTACATTTAAAGCACCTTGCTTAGCTATTAGACTTTGTCTACCCGCTGCTAAAAGCCCAGTAATGCCTTTTACGGGGTTAGCTAAACCAGCTGATTTAACCATTATAAAAGTAGAAAACATATGCTGCAGAAATCCATCTTCTTTAGTTAACTGATCAAAAGCTTGTTTTAATCCTATGTCTTCTTTCATGCTTATTTCACCAACTGAACCAGATAATATTGTAAAACTAGAAACTGTTGGTTGTACAATTCCATTAATAATGTTTTCAAAAACTGGAGCTTTACTAAGCTTTGTAATTAAATTTTTGTAAGTTTGAGTTCCTTCTAGGAAATTTTTACTACCTCTAAATATAGACCCACCAATTGCTAAACCGATAGCAAACCTTGGATCAAATTCTTCTTCTCCAAAAGGTTTTCTTATTAAGTTGTTATTAGCTTCTATTATTAAACCTTCTTCAACCATAGTGGCTGCTGTCATATTTATTGCGTTAGCAACTCTACTACGCCCTAATATATATTTTGATAATCCAGTAAATCCATTAGTTATTCTTTTAGCGGAACTACCAGCAATTTTTTTTGTAATAATAAACTCACCTGCTATCTTAACGCCTTCCATAATAGCTTGAGCAGATCCTTTCTGAAAACCTGGTTCCCAATATTCCTTTAGTTCTCCAAGTTTTTTTTCACCTACTATACCTTTAGCAAAATCAATAAAAGCTAAAGATTCTTGAGTTTTTTGTATATCTTTATCTGGGCTAAGTCTTCTAACCCCTTCTGATATAGATATATTACTTATTTTAAAAGGGTTTAATTCTTGAGCCAAACCTCTAAAACCTTCTATAATATAATCTGTAGGACCATCAGTGTTTTTAAGATCAGTTGGCTTGTAGTTTAATACTATAGCTTTTTGTATCTGTACTAGGTCAGTTAGTTTATTATTAAATTCATTAGCTATCTTGCTATCTCCCGGTAAGTAAGACAGTCCAGGAACTAAAAAATCAGAATTAAGTTGCTTTTTAAATGCTTCTTTTTGGTTTTTAGTTAAACCTGACATGTTAAAATCACCTATGCCTGCTTTTATTTCTTCTGGATTAGTTTGAGATTTATTAGCTAAATAAATAACTTCATTTATTAAGTCATTTTCTTTTGAATATAAAACCTCTATGTTTGTGTCACCCCATTTGTTTTGAGCAATAGCAATAGCTTGTGACTCTTCCATCATCTCATCTGGTGTGGCTTGTTTCTTTTTAATCATTTCACCTGAAAGAGGGTTGTACCATTCGTTAGGTATTCCGTCTTCATCATACTGTTTAGAAAAATAATCTTTTCTTAATTTTAAAATTTCATTTTTATGAAAATCTATTTGTTCTAAATTTTTAGTAAAGTTAGCTCCATAACCAACTCCCAAAGGATTCATTTCTTTGTTTTCAGAGTCTAGTCTTATAAGTTCTCTTTGATGGAAACCAGCTTGCCCAACAGTTTTATTACCATAGAAATCACTTAAAATTTTAACGTTCTTTAAGTTAATATTTTCTTTAGCTTTATCAATTATCTCAGGATCTAAAACAAAACCCTCTTTTAAAGGGAATTTAAGTCCATCATCATTAAGTATAGTTCCTATTTCACTATTAAGAGCTTTAGTGTAATTAATTTTTCCACCATATCTTATACCAGTATTAATATAATCTGGGTTATCCGCAAGACCTTCTTCTATTAAAACATTATCTTTTTTCCACCAGTTTTGCTCCCACCAAGCATTACCTTCATCGGTTGTAAACCATTCCTCTTTAGTGGTAGGTAATCCAGAAGCTCCACTTACTCCATCAACATCAGCGTCTTTTTTATCAACTATAGATCTATATTTATTATCTAAATAACTAGGCTCATTATAAGTTGGTTGATTTTGATCGTTAGTAACACCTCCAACTGGGACACCATCTAGTCCAAGACTAGGTTCTTTTAATTCATAGTCTTGACCTGGGATATCTATAAATTGATAACTTTGTAAATTTTTTAAATTATCTTTAGAGTCTTTTTCTTTTTTTTCTACAGCAGTTATTATTTCTTTTGATTTTTCTACATCTTCCTTGCTTAAAGGATCAATCTTAGTAGGCTCACCTCTTCCTGTTACAAACTCACCTGTTGCATTAGCTAAATAAGGAGAATCTAAAGACTTTTCTTCTACAACAGCTTCAGGTTCTTCAATCTTAACGTCAGTGCTCATTTCTACTTGGCTAGAATATTCAGGATATTTTTCTATTATTTTTTCTACTAAAACAGAATCTTCAACATCTTCGTAAGCGTTGTACTTACTTCTTACTGCTGATGCAAAATCTGCTATAGTTAATTTTTCTTCTGGCATTAATTAGTTTTTTAAGTCTAAATTTAAAGGATTGTCTTTATTGGCTTCTGTAGCTTCAGACTTTCTAGTATATTCTTTATTTTCTTTTTTCAAGTCCCTAGCTAGCTGATCTAGCTTATCTAAAGTGTATACTTTTGTATCAATTTGATCTCCTTTTGCGTTAGTATAAGAAGGTGTTATAATTACCTTGCCATCATCATTAATATCTACAAACACTTTTGATATTGCTCTAGTATTTTCTCCAACTCTAATATTGTAAGTTGAAAATTCTTTTGTTAGCTTTTCCTCTAGTTTATTAGTTAAATCATTTACTTTTTTTTGTTCAAAAACTGGTAATAAATCATCATTTTTAATATTTAAAATTTCTGCTTCTATATTATTTCCTTCTGTTTTAATATCAGAAAAATCTACAGAAGCGCTAACATTAACACTACCAGGTGGATCTGTTTGTTTGTTTCTAATACTAGTACCTGTAACAAGCTCTACACCTACGGTTGTTAAATATTCATCAACAGAAGTTTTAGCTAAGTATGCTGCAGCTGCAGCATCTTGTAAATCCATTTCTTCTTGAGTACCTCCATGCCAGCTGTTAGTTCCAGTAGCATCATTACCCATTTTATCAGTCCATATACTAGACATTATGTCATCATCTTTTAATAAAGCAGTAAATTGACCATTAACAACCATATTTTCCATAGCTAATTCTGCTTGCTCTAAAGTTGTTGTTTTGGTTTTGACCTCCATAACTCTTCCTCCTCCTTGATCTACTTGTTTAGAACCAAAGGTTACAAATTTAGAAACAGGATTATCTTCTCCAGCTGGAAAAAATGTATTTTTCACTGCGTTTTTTTGTATTTCAGAAATGTCAGGAACTGTTTTTATATATGTTTTACCAGACTCTTCTAAATTAACAAACTCATTACCATTTATAAATGCTCCTTTCCCATCGTTTCCTTCTGGATAATATAAAAACATTTGATTATCTTTATTAACTATTCTAACATCACCACCTTGTGTTAAATTAATTAAAACTTCTTGTTGATCAGAAGGTACACCAGCTAAACTTAAAGATCCAGCTTCTCCTATAGGTATTTTATAAGCTTCTTGTAATAAAGCTCCTTTAGCCAGTATCATAGGTGCTAATTTCTCGTATAACACTAGCTCAGCCTCTATGTCTGCCAAAGCTTTATTGCCCATTGCTAAATTATCTAAAGTACCATTACCCATAGCATTTTTAATTTCAACATACTTACCTATTCTATCATAAAAGTAATCTTGTTGATTCTGATCAAATTTTTCATAACCGGTAGAACGAAGTGATCCAACTTTGTTATACATGTCATTATTAAACTTATTAGACTTTTCAGCGTTTTTTTGTTGTTTATTATACCTATCTATAGTACTTTCTTTAGGTACAATAGCTAAATTAGCTGCTACATCTTTATTTGCTTGTTCAACCATGCTATTGGCATTGAACATAGTGTTTGTTATCTGTTGTGGATTTCTATAACTCATTTATTTTTTTTTTAAAGACCGAATACGCTTAAACCTGCTTTCCACATGTTACCATTAGCAGCCAATCTATTCATGCCTGCTTGATACTCTTGATCTTCCATGTTTTGCTGCCTTTGTGTTTGTTGATCTAATAAGTTAGAAGTTCTATCTAGTTTTTGTAATTCTCTAGTTTCTTGATTATTAAAAGCAATATTTCTACCTTCAGCTTTCATTCTTGAAACTGTAGCAGCTCCATCAGCAGCTAGCTTTTGATTATTAACTTCTTGTTTTTCTAAACTTTGTGATATACCTCTTTTTGATTGTAAAGCAGCTTGAGCTAAGGCAGTTGCTCCACCAGCACCTGCTCCAGTAGCAACCATAGCATCTAAAGTGTTGGCTAAAGCTATATCAGCTTCTTCTGCTTGAAACTCTGAAGCTTGAGTAGCTACGCCTAAATTAGCATATTCATTTTGCATTTGATCATATGGATTTATGATCTCTTGTCTATTTGCCTCTAAATTACTTAATTGATCTTGGAGTATAGCTGCCTTAGCTGCAGCTTCTCTTTTTTCATTAGCTGCAATTTCTTGCGCCATTTTAGCTTGCTTTTGCGCGTTTCTAGCACCACTTATTTTACTCATGTTATATCTGTTTATTTACTAAATGAAAGTTTTTATCATGGTTTGTAAAACCTAATTTTTTTAATTTGTTTATAAAGTTCATGTTGTCACCAAGAAACATTAAATATTTGTAACCTTGAGATTTACAAACATATTCACATCCTTTTATTAATAAGTTAAGAGCTTCTTCTCTATTTTCTTTATAATTTTTATCAGATAATGGCCAGCCTAGCCAAACTAATTTAGAATTTGAAGTGTACATGAATATACTAGCTACAGGCTTTTCATCCACTTCTACTATTAATCCTCCAGTACCATTGTTAGGTAAAAAATCTTTTGCTGGTATTTCTTCCCAACCCCAGTCTTTCCACCAAGAAGATATAGTGTCCCAGTCTTTTTCTGTAATTTTACGTATTTGCATTTAATTTAATTTAATTTGACGAAACAACAAACTCTGAAGCAGCTGCCCATAGTTCTTTAGGACCACCTGGTTGAGTGTTGTTATCTGTTTCTATAGTTACCGTAGCAAAATAACCTTTAATACCTGTCATTGAGTTTCCAAAAATAACTTCACCTGCTCTAGCTGCTGACTCAGAAATAAGATTAGCTACGTATCTATTTTCTTTCCTGTTAAACCCGGCTCTTAATAATGGAGGATTTGAAGCACTTGCATTTAATCCAGTTCTTCCAAGCCCATCATACGCACCTTCTTCATAGCTAAGTACGGATAAAGATGTGCTAGAACTTGTTGTTTTATCTTGATTTTGTACAAAAGGTGGAACACTAGATGTTGGATTAGGATCAAACCCTTCAAAGCCAGATACAAACGATGTAACTTCCCAGCCATTACTACCTTGATAAGATATAGTTTTAAAATTCTTCATAACTGAAGAGTTAGGGTTGAATACAAAAGTAACGTTAGCAGGTAGTTGAGTGTTGTAAAATTTACCCCTATTGTTAGCTACTGTGTTGTCATAATGTAAATATAGCTGTTCTTTATTTAGTGAATAAAATTTATTTTTTAAACTACCCATAAAAGTAGGTTTGAAAGTCATAAAGCTAACCCAGCCATTAATTTTTTCATCAAAAGTTATAGTTTTAAAACCACCACTAGTTATTATTGGCGGCTTTTGCTGTAAAGAAACAACGTAATTTTTGTTATGTATATCAAAACCTCCAATTATTCTACCAGAAGCTTTATTAAAAAATCTTAATAAAGTATCTACGGTTAGTGGAATTGCTGGTATTAACTCTGAAAAATAAATTTCAGTGTATAAACCTACTATTTTAACATCTACAATATAGCCAGTAACCACGGAGTAAGAATTTCCAGCATCTGCACTTAATGAAAATCCCATACCTATAACTATCTCGCCTGTTAAAGTGCTTGATATTGCTTTTATTATTATACTAGTTCCATCAGTTGAAAAACCTAATTTACCATCAACATTGTTGGTTACAGGTTGTTCATTTATTAAAGCTAATTCATCTCTAAAAAAATCTTGCATACCATAAGTGCTTATCTCGGTAAGACCATCATTAGATAGTCTCATTATAGAGTTTCTGTTTCTATCAGAAAAATATTTTCTATAACCATAGTAAGCAAACGATTCTGGGTTTGTGCTAATACCATACTCACCTTTGTAAGGCACTATTTGACCTATAACTTTTGCTCCAGACTGTGTTTGAGTACCACCTTCAGCTGTATATATAGTATCCTTGTCTATTAAAGCTCTACTTACTTTGTTTTCTTGAAAAACTAATAGATTAGTGTCTTCAGCGTGAGTATATTGTATAGATCCATTAACTGGATCTGCAGATCTAGTTATAGTATCAGCTACAGAAAATACATTAGTTTGGTTTATTCCAGTTCTACTATTATATATACCTGAGTAGATTAAAGAATTAAATCTATGTTGTTGTAAAGGTTCTGGATCATCTAAATAAGCTCTAGCACCATAATCAGTTGATGTATTATTAAAACCTCCTCTTATTCTAGCTTCTTCAACAAACCAATTTATATTCCAAGGTGTTGTAGTGTATACGTTGTTAGTGCCGTCATTACCTAAAAATCTTACTTGGTATCCATTTCTTAAAAAACCTGGATAAGCAGTTCCAGGATAAAACTCTCCATAAGGTTGAACACCTGTAGAGCCGGCTGGACTTGGAAACGTTGGTTGAGGTGTTCCAATCCCAAGTACTGAACTAACGCCACTATCGCCTGCTAGCTTTACCTGAGGAGGCTGTTGTGCTCCATCTTGTGATGTTACTTTTTTTAGTAAATAAGAATTAAAAAAATCTACTTCTATAATTGCTGCCATAATATATTATCACTTGTTTTTTAGCTATTGTTACCCTATAGCATCGTTAAGTTCTGATATTAAACCAGATGTAGAAGTTTCCCAGTATATATCTATTAGAGATTCTAATGGTTTTACTTCTAATATTCCAACACATGGTTCATTAGAAAATGTAGTATCTTCTCGTCCAAACAAAGCAGCTCTTATCCCATTTAATATTGTCCCGGATTGCTCGTCTGCATCACTGTCTTCATATACTCCAAATATTCTACTATCAGAATCATTGCCTATAAAATTATTTTGAGTATTTAATTTAGCTACGGTAGGATTGCTATTAGGGTTATACACTCCTCTAGCTTCTGTTTTTCTATTTATTTCTTCTACAGCCGTAGATGCTATTTCATATTCTGCTTTTACATAAAGCCATTTTCTGTATGTACCTGGGCATGGATCTCCAAACTGAGCGTCATTAGCAATGAAAGTTTTAGAATTAAATCCTAATAGAATTGTCTCCATGACTGCTTTACTAGATACTGAGTGGCAATCTTGTTTAATAGCAAAATCACCACAATTGTTATTAGGTGAATTGCTACCATCCCCTCGTACAGTACCACCTGTAGGTCTGCCATAACTTGCAAATAATATTTTTGTAAAAACGCCTCCGGGAGGACATTGCATTGTTCCAGGGAATTCAAAACCGTTGTTGTTGTGCGATTGTACTAGCTGTAAACATACTGTTCCAGTCTCTGGTGTTGCTGTTTGATTTCTTGGATTATTTGTATCTATACCCATATCAGTTACTTTAGCTATGGTTTCAACAGTTACAAATTCAGTGCCAAGATTATATTGAACACTATTATATGGTTCTAATTCATCACCTGGAGTAGTTGAACTAGCAACTACCGTAGGTGTTCTTCCAGTTATACTACCTACAAACAAGTTAGGATTTGCAACTCTTGGATATAAAATAGAATCACTAGAAGGGAAATTAGTTTGCTCAGGTTGAACTTCTTGCAGATCTGGCGGAATTTTATTTATATTATCACTTATCAATGTAATATAACTAGTGGAAGAAGAACTAGTTGCTTTAGCTCTATCTTTATAACTTTTTGGTTCTCCGCTTAATATATTAGGAACATAAACATTGTAATAGTCTTGCTGAGTTTGTTTTACAACAACTTTGTAAGAATACCAACCAAGAGGATTAGCTTCTGTAAATAAAGTAACGTTGGCATAAATACCGGGAGACAAGTCATGCTCACCTTGTATTGTTATTGTTTTAGCGCTTTTTGAAAAATTTAATATAATTGAAGTATAAGCGCCATTGATACTAACTCCAGAAACTGTAGAACCAAGAGCTATAAAATCATTCCAAGATTGTAAAGTATATATAGTGTTAACTCCATCTGAAGTAAAAGAAACAGCTCTTAAATTTCTTTTTCCACTATCATACAAGCCAGGATATCCATCTGCATATGTTATCGTTTCTGGTATCTTGCTGTTAAAACAAATTTTCAAAGAATTTCCAAACCAATAAAAAGGATTATCTTCTGTGTAAGGGGCATAAACTGTAGATCCTTTAAATGTTGTACCGTTATGAACTATAGTATTATTTCCAATACTAGACTGTATTACGTCAGATTGTCTTCCATATCTATCAGAAAGTATTAAACCAACTTGATATGTTCTGTTTTGTTTTAATGTTGCAGTAGGGTACTCTACATTAGAACCAGCACCTATAAGAGCTGTAGCACTATTTAAATTTAAAGCAGTTAATATAAAAGTCAAAGTGCCAGTAGAGCCTGGTAAACCTGAAGTATTAAAAGTAATTACATCGCCAATTGAATAACCACTACCTCCACTTAAACAAATTATTACATTATCTGCTTTTGATGAAGTTATTATTTCAAAAGTTGCAGTTTGATTACTACTAGATATTGGAATTGGAGCCTGAGCGTTATATGGATAATTAATATCAGTATTAGGAGTATATGTACCTAATATTATAGATCCACCAACAGAGGCAGAGCCAGCACTACTTTTATTACTTATAGCAACTCCAAAGTCTAAAGTTAATGGTGGAGTATGTTTGTCATAGAAATTACCATATATAACTCTGTTTCCAGAAGATGACTGAGACTTAGCTCTTACTGGTATTTTATCATAAACTCTTGTTGTTTCTCTTTCTGGAAGAACTTTTGTTGGTCTTCTTGATTGATATTCATAAGTGTAGACATAACTTGAATTAGAAGATATAGAGGTGTCGGTAACAGATACTGTTTCTAAAACTTTAAAAGCTAAACCGTTTGACTCTTTATAAAGAATATCTATTTCTTTTACTTTTAAAGCAGTGTCTAATTGATTTACGCGGTAAGGAGTTTCTATATTCAAAGTAACGTTTGTAACTTTATTTTCAAAAAACTGAACTATAGTACTTCTAGACATTGCCACTTCTTGGCTTTGCTTGACTCCAGCTGATTCGCCAACGGGCACTGAAAGCACGTATCCATCTTGCTTTGGTATAAAAGCTGGTTGCGTGAATGGAGATATTAAAGAATATTCACCATCGTCAAATTTAAACCTATAAGCAAATCTAACAAATCTATCTGTTAAAAACTCTTTATCTCCAGGCCAATTAGCTTCATAATTTGGGTTTTTATAATGAAACATAAAAGCAACATCTGATGATGATGCATTTGGAAAAAATCCTGTTCTAGGAGGTATTGGTTTATTTAAATTCACTACAGCACCTCCACTTCCTAATGCAACTGATTGAACAAATACATCAGTAAGAAAACTTCCACAAGTAACTCCCATACCCACTTCTATTATATTGATATCTTGCCCTGTTATATTAGCTGCTCTAATAAGAATCCTACTTGTGGGATTAACAGCTGTTAAGATTGAAGTAGCTTTTATCGGCACGCCATATGCTGTAAATGAAGGCGGTAAATACTCACTAACAGTATCAAGCATTGAAGTTGAAGTGTAAGTTATTGATCTCCATGTAGTATCGATAATAGGAGATATAGGATTTCTTGGATTAGTATCAAAAGTTTCTAAAAGAGCTTGATTGCTTGAATTAATTTTTTTAATTCTAACTTGAATATTTTTATCTAAACCTACAAAAGACAAGTACATGCCTTCTATTAGATTAGCGGTTGATCCTATTAAAATATTTGATGTTATTTTGCCAACACCGTCTATTGTTTTAGTTAGTTTAGGCGTTTTATATGGGTAATATTTAGCTACTGATATTTGATCTTCTGTAGTGTAGTAACTTGAATCTGAAGCAGCTGTTTTTACATTTATTTTTCTAGGTTGATTTCTATCATCCGTCCAAAATAACAAATCCTCTATAAGACTTATTCCTAAAATAAGATGAGTAGTAGAAAAATTTAAAAATACTCCTTTTACTAATACATCATAAGTGTCTAACAAGGTATTGTATGAAACAATATAGCAAGTAGAACCTCCTGGAGCTTGTCTTGAGAGTTGATCACTAGTAGTATCACTGTAGTTTGTTAAAAAAACTATAATTCTGTCATTAGATATATCCATGTACTTACCTATAGACGTAAGGCCGCTAACAGTACTTAACCCAAAGTTTGTTTTTAATAAATTACCTAAAATATTTTCTAAAGCACCAACGTCTTCGCCTTCTGATCTACTTACACTTACATTTTGAGCATTTCTATATTCGCCATTAGACAATAGTCTATCGTCTAAGTCTTTATTCATTCTAGACTTAATAAAAGTGTTTTGTACTTTAGCCATTTAATTAATGTTTAATTTGTTTAGATTTACCCCTCATAACTTGAACTATTTCAGTAAGTTTTATGTTTGATAATCTTATTTTAGCATTTCTTAATTTAGATGATCTATCTCTTTTGTATCTTTGAACTATATACTCTTGAGTGTTAGCTTTTGAAGATAATATAGAATAGTTTATATGAGCATATAATGCGTCCTCGGCCATCTTAGGCACTTTAGAATTCATATCATAAGCTAAACCATCTGATATATATTGTAAAACTATAATCTTACCTACTAAGTTGCTAGAAAACGAAAAAGTACCTAGCCTTTGGTTTATACTAAACCAACCGTTTATTTGAGAGTATTGAGGTTCTAATCCATATCTTTGACCAAAATTCAATTTCCACCAATCATGACTGTAAACATTTACATTTTGCCTATCAATTTCACCTGTAACCTGACCTAGGTTTTGCTTAGACCATCTGTCTTCAACAAGGGATTGTTCTGCTAAGTTGTTATCTCCTAAACCGTTTTGTGTTGGCACACCTAAAGCATCTTGTATAGGAAGCTCAGTTGGGTTAGAGGTTAAGTTATTTACTGGATATATTGGGTGTTGAACTCCACCTAAATCAACCCAATAACAAGCTACGTAATTAACGTATCCTTGAGGTATTGGAACTCCTAAGCTAGGTGGTATTGTTAATTCTTGTGAGTTAACTGATTTTAAAGTATCATAACTAAATTCTTGTAAACCTCTTTTAGCGTGAAATATAACGTCAGATCTTTTTACTCTAGGTATTAACTTGTCTATGCCTACGTAAGCAACCATGAAGTTATTTACTATATCTGTTAAGCTAACATATTCATAGCTACCGTAATTAGCATTTATAGCAGGTTGTTTAAGCTGCACATACACTAATGATCCTACTACAAAAGTGCTGCCTCTTAAGGTTATTATGTTGTTTATAGGGTCAGATACATATGATTGGCTCTCAGCTTGAGCTACATATCCAGTAAAGCCTGGAGAAGTGTTTATATATATAATGTAATTAGACGCTGTACTAACTTGAACACCTGTGCTATTAAAAGCACTAAAAACATTAGTGTTAAACGTGCAATTAAAAGTTTGATTTCCCGTAGTTGTTAAAGCAGGAAAATCTTGTTGACCTGAGTAATACTGCGCGTTAGTTTCTGTTATTAGTCCCATTTATTATCTTTTTTTATTAGCTTCATCACTAGCTAGCTGTTGACCTGCTGCTTGCATTATTTGAGGATCTCTTATTATTACTCCAGTGTATTTTAATATCTCTAATACAACTTGTGGTTGATTGCTTTCGTCTATTTCAAATTGAACAGAGTTTACTGAATCGTAAACGTATTGACCAACACCACCTATTGTGAAAGCCCAAACAGGATCAACTGGCTTTCTAATATAGTTAAAAGTAACGTCTGTAGCTAAAGGTGTTGATACTTTTGGAAACACTGTTAATTTATCATCTTTATACTGAGCTATAGGAAAATTAGTTGTAGGTTGTGTTAAAGGAGATAATATTTGTTTTCTGTAGTCTCTTGAACTTATTATCTCTATTGCCGGTGAATTTAATCCTCTATTGTAAATAGCTGAACCAAATCTATGTAAGTCTGTTGGCTGAGTGTATATGTTATCTGTAACAGCAGAGGCATCGTTATTTTTTTCAAATATTTGAAAATCCTCTCTCATGTGGTCAATCCTAGAAGCGAATTCCACATCTGTTTTTGGCATACGTAATAATTGATTATAATCTTCAAAAAACTTTTCAAAGATTTCTAATTGAACTTGTGCAGCTACTTTACCAAACTCATCTGGAGTTAAATAACCACGTTGTTCTTTGTTTAGTATAGTCAATACTGTAGTGTATACAGTGTTTACGTTTAATTTAGCCATTTTAATTTTTTAAAAAAAAAAGGTGGCGATTAAACCACCTTTAATTATAATCACTTGTTATTTATTTTTTTTCTCAATAGATTTATAAACATCAAGACCTTCGTCCGTTTTAAACCACGCAGCTAGTGCTGAATATGGGTTTTCATCAAAAGGTACTGTTATTAACTTACGACCTGTGCTTGCCCAAGTAAAGGTTCTTTGATCGTCAGATATATTTATAATTCCATTTTCTCTTGCTTTAATAGCAAAGTTTCTTAATTGTACATTATCGTCATTAGCTAATTCTATAAATAAAGTTGGATTTCTTCTAGCAAATACTAAAAGATCTCTTTTTAGTTCTTTAGAACTCATTGAGTTCACACTAGAGCCTAGTTCAACTCTTAATATAGCTTCTGCCATTTCAATATCCATTTGTAAAGCTGCATTCATAGCTAAAACTTCAAGTTCTAAATCTGCAACTTCATCTTTAGCAACTTCAGTTCTGTCAAACTCTGTAAATATTAATTGAAAATGCGGATGATGATTTAAAAACTCTTGTAAATTTCTTTTTTCTTTTCCAACAAACAAATGTCCTTTTTCAAAAACTATATGCTTCATAGTCACTGGACCATTTTGTTCATCTACAAAAATACTTTTTTGATTAGTAGCATATCTTAATTCTCTTTCATATCCTAAATCTTTATCAAACCAAACTAAAGGATATTTCCTAGAGTGTTTAGATGGTAAAGTATATGTTAAAGGTTCTTTATTACCTGTTAAGTAATAGTTTCTATCTTTATATTCCCAAGTGTCTTTTTTAACCTCTTGCTTGGGGGCAGGAGCTTTCTTTGTTTTTGTTTCCATAATATAATATAATATAATAATTAAAAAAGACCCCGCCGAAGCGGGATCTTACATTTTATTGACTTACGTCATAGCATATGCTATAGGAGCAGCACTAGTAACATCCGAAGTTGTTCCAGTGTAATTTGCTTCATTAAGAATAGCACCAAAGTCTACAGCAACTACTAAGCCTTCAGCTTGAGCAGCAGCTACAATTGCAGCGTTAACCGCATTTTGCATTATTGCTACAGCTCCAGTAGTAGCAGCAACACCTGTAGCAGGTCCTACTATTACTTTGTTAGCAAGTAAATCTAGTCCATCAGTAGACTGTATCGTAGTGTTTTGTACTATTTCAACAAATGGAGCAAGACCATTACCTGATCCTGTTTCAGCAGCACCTTCTGTGCCTTTAACATATACAATGTTATCAACTGGTATTAAATCAAAAGCACCACCTGCTTTTTTTAGTTTTATATAACTCATTTTTCTTATTTTTAAATGTTAATAATTAATTAAGCTCCTTTGAACAACACGAAGTTATTAGCAGCTTGAGTTACTAAACATCTTTCAGATAAGAAATGTACAGACATTGCATCTAAATCAGAAGTGTAAGCTCCTCCAACTGAACCAGTAATCCAGTTTTTAAATCTTCGATCTTCAGTTTCAGAAGCTCTATATCTTACGTGTAAGAAAGGACGTCTAATGTTAGATCCTAACATTTGATCGTATACTGTTGAAGTTCCAGCAGGAACTAAAACACCATCAATCTCTTTGTCTAATCCTCTTGTAGAAGCATCGTTTAAGTATTTCCAGTCAGTCTTGTAGAAGTCATAAGAACCTCTTCTGAATCCTGAAAATCCAAAGTTTAATGCCATTTCTGATTCGTTATCAAATAAACCATAAGAAGCAGCTTGAGTAGAAGCATAACCTCCACCAGCCATAGCGCCGATCATATCATCAAAGTCAAGAGCCGTAGATCTTGATAAAAATAACATGTTTTCTTCAATAGCACCTTGCTTATCTAAGTTTTTAAGAATTTCATCAAAATCACCTAAAGCACCTGAACCAGGAGCAGCAGCACCAGAAAATCCAGAGTATATATTACCTCTTTTTTCAATAGCAGCAAACATACCTTCAGTACCTAGTATATTGTCTCCAGATAAAGAAGAAGCATTACCATTAGCTAGTTTTGAATCAACACCTTCAACCATCATCATTTCAAGATAATCTTCAAAACGTAATCTAGTTTCAGACTCAGCTTTTAGATACCATAAGTATCCAGATGTTCCGTCTTCAGTAGCAACTTCAACCCACCCAATTTGAGCAGTATCAGAACCGTTGATTTCGTACTTATCTTTGATAATTACAGGTCTATTAGCATACTGAGTAAAAGATGGCTCAATAGAACCGTCCATACCAGGTGTTCCTTTTTTAAATTCAGAACCGTATACAAACATGTTAATACCTTTTGTATTTAATAAACCAGCAGGTAGTGTGTCAGCACCGTATACTTTAGCAGTAAATTTAGTGTTACTTGTAGTTAAACTAGTTACATAAACTTTAGCAGTTACTAAACCAGTAGCTTGATCAGATAAAAGAACAGTTTGACCTACTCTAATAGCTATTTCAGTTGTTTCTGTATCTGTTAAATCAGGCTCAATTGTATAAACAGCACTAGCTGGACCAGTAATATTAGCTTCTAGTCCTTTGTAGGCTACGTGTAATCTATTTTGTTCAGACCAAATTACTTGATCAGAAGTCATAGGCATTTCAGCTCCTACCATTCTCAAGAAACCAGACAAAGTCCTGTTTCCGTATCTCTCCACTTCTTGCTCATAAAGCTCAGGAAGATATTGTTGTGCGAAAGTTCCACCACCACCTGACGAATTGAAATCTAAGAAGTTTCCAATTGTTGTCATTCTAGCTTGTGAAGGAACTATACTTGCGGGAAAACTCCCACCAGATAAACTCATAATTTTTAGTTTTTAGTTTTTATTTCTCTTTTGTATTTTTAATTTAGAACTATCAACACCTGATACTGACTTTACTTTAAAACCACCTATAAAAATATCTCCGTTATTTTGAGGTCTAGAAGCTGTTTCTATATTTTTAGATTTATTTACAAGGTCTTTAATGCCATCGGCTTTACCTTGTTCATAAAAATGCTGCGCTATCGTATCGGAGTTTTGTGCTGCATATATAGCTTTGTGGTAACCTTTATAGTCTTTTATACTCCCATCTTCACCCATGAACTTCTGGATAAAATTGGCTATATCTGACTGTTGTTCAGCTACTTTTTTTACGTCATTTACACCATATCTAAAGTTTTTATCACCTAAGTTAAACTCAAAACCTTTGAAATCCTCAGATAAGTATTCTTTAGTAGTGTTTAAAAATGATTCGTGTAAAGTTTTCTCTTGTTGTACTTCTTTATTGTATCTATTGAAAAAGTCCATAGCTTTTTGTTGTTCCTGAGTAACGCCCGGTCTCAACTTGATCTCGTCGTAATATTTACTCTTGGTGTCTTCCAAAAAGTTTTTGGCCTTAGCAATTTCTTCTTTAAAAGCGAGTTTCTTTTTCTTTATATCTCGCTCTTCGTCCATTTCTTCATCATACGAAAAGTTGTCTTCCATAATGAAATTAACTTCCTCTTGATTTAGATGTGGTTTAGTATTTTTATAGTATTCTTTAAGTAGAGTATCTTCATCTATAGAAGAGTAATCTCTATTTAGTCTAACGTAGTCTTCGACTGTACCACCAGTTTCTTTCATAAAACTAACTAGTTTTTCAACATTTTCTGGAAGTTCTATTTTAGGAGTATCTACTTTAGTTACTATCTCTTTTTTAGGTTCTTCAATATCTTCTTTTTTATCTATTACAGATATTGGGTTTGAAGTGTCTTTATTAGTTTTTATTACTTCTTCTTTAGTATCTTCTTTTACTTCTTCTTTAACCTCTTCTTTTACTTCTTTTAAATTAACTTTAGGAGTTTCTTTTAAATCAACTTTAGGTGTTTCTTTAATTTCTTCTTTTTCTTTAGTCTTACTTAAATCAACTTTTGAATCCTCTTGTTTTTTAGCAAGTTTTTTTGGTTTTTTCTTTACCTTAAATTCTCCTTGTGTTAATTCTCCTCCTTTTGTTTCTTTTATTTCTTCTGACATAATATAATATAATAATTAATAATAATTGTTAAATTACTCTAACAATGGGTCTACTTGATTTTTTTCAAAATTAGTTGGTAATAAATCATTTTTTCGTTGATCTATCATTTGGCTTTGTTGTGTGGCTTGTATTCTTGTTCTTTCGTCTTTACGGTTTTCTATTTCAGCTTCTTTATTGCTTATAATATCTAAATCCATTTGTTTTAGTTGCTGGTCATAACCAAACTGAATCTCCATTAACTGTCTTTTAATTTCAGCTTCTTGTTGTATTTTGTTTATACCAAACTCAGATTTACCTTGTTCTATTTGTAAAGTTGTTTCAGCTAAAGCTTGTTGTTTTTGCATTTCAGCTAAAGCTCCTCTTTCAGCTGCTTCTGCATTTGCATTAGCCTGTGCTTGAATATTTGCTTGTTGAGCTTTTTGATCAGCTTCTTGTTTTTGTTTTCTTTTTATTTTAAGAAGTTGATTAGCTAATTTAAGATTGTTAATTTGTCTAATATCTATAGCGTCTTCTAGGTTTATTCCACCTTGTTTCATAGCAACTTGAATATTTTGCTCTAGTTGAGCTTTTTCTTCCTCGTCAGGTACTAGCTCTAAATATATCCCAAAGTCAGCCATATTCAGCTTATGCATGTCTTCTAGTGTTCCAACATTATATGTGCTTAAACTAGAATTAAGAGCTGATTTAGTTAAAGGATATTCTAAAGCATCTGATATTCTTAAAGAAATATTTTCACATGTTTTAACTGTTAAATACAATAGTGATTGTAGTAGGTGCTTAGTTGCTACGTTTGAACTAGCTGCAGCAAGTTTTTGTAAGCCTACTAGCGAATCTGAATTAGGCATAGTACCATCTCTAGCCTCGTTAAGCCCCGTAACATCTCTCATCATTTGTAAATAATATTGATAAGTCTGTATTAAAGCTTGAGTTTTAGCACCACCTGAAGAAGTTTGAAGTTCTTGAATTGGTATTTTGCCTCTATTAACGTCGCCATCTTGTGTTAAAGATCTACCTAATATACTACCAGTTTGGAAATACATATTAAGAGCTTCTGCAGGATTATAGTTTGTTCCGTTTCCTAAGTCAACCTCTGCCAAACCATCTACATCTAAGAAAACACCATCAGGTACTATTCTTGATAATACTTGTTGTAGTTTTAAATGAGTTAGTTGTATCATGTCAGCAAAACCAGTCATTCTACTAACTAAAGATTCTATACGCCCTTTATACATTTTAGGAGCGCAAAGCGTATAATTCATATTAACCTTAACAACATTAGCTTCAGGCCTAACCATGTTTCTTGCAAGTTCCCATCTTAACATTTTATCATGTCCTAAGACTTTAGCGCCTTGATACAAAACCTCTATAGATCTATAAACTCTTTGAAAGTTATCATTTTCTGGAGGGTTAAACTCGTCATTTTTTTCAATAGCTTTTTCTAAACCAGTAGCTGTTTCTTTTATTTTAAAAACTTGGTTTTGATAAGTCTTATATTCAAAGTATAATACTGGAACATTGTTAGTATCGTTTCTACCGTTGAATTGATAAGCATAATTACTTCTGTTAGGATATTTTTCTATTTCTCTTAATTCTTCATCAGTTATATTAGGAAATTCCTTTTTTAATTCTCCTAAATTAATACTCTTTACTTCTCCTATATACCATAGATCTTGAAAATTAGGATCTTCTGTATAAGAATAAACTAAATCAGCTGGATCAACGTATTTTACTGTAACACCTTCTGATAGATTAAAATCTGTTTTAACAGCACTTATTCCTAAAACAACTAAATCATTAGCCATTCTTCTTTTTACTAACTCATACTTATTAAAATCTAAAGTATTGTTAATTGCTTCTTCTTCTGCTATTTCAACCGATTGCTTATAATCTAACTGCATATGTATATCTAACTCTTCACGATTCTGAGGTAATTCCTCAGGGTTTGAAGTAGAATACATATTTAATCCTGTAACTTGTTTTATTTGTTCAATAAGCTTTTTAGCTTGTATATCTCTTAACAAGTGCTCAGCATATTTAGTTCTAGCAGCTAAAGAAACAGGATCTTGAGCATAAGCTTTTATATCATAAAGCTTAGTGTCTAATCCATTAACAACTATATCTACAAATTTAGGTATTATAGGAACAGGTTTCCAGTCTAAATTTAAATAAGATAAATCTCCATTTATTGCTAGTTCGTCTTTGTATTTTTGAACAGACTGTTCTCCTCTTGCATATAGTCTTAAGTTTCTAAAGTTATTGTAGTTAGTATTAAACCTACCACTTACACCAGTACGAGTACCAGCGAACCAATCACCTTCAATTGCTCGACCAACTTGTCTGCCGTAGTCTAAGCTGCTTTTGACTTCATCAGATACTACCTGATCAGGGAAAGAACTACCGTTTTGAGTACTTATTTGCATTTATTTTATTATTTTTGAAAAAACTCCGTCGTTATCATAACGTTTAATACCTAATTTAATGTGTTTAGTTAATCTTTCTGGAACAGGTTTATATTTATTTTTATTACAAGCCATAATAGCTAAGCCTGAACTTATAGTAGCATCATGCTTTGTTCTATTATTTATGTTAAATTTACCCCAGTCCTCTAAAGTTTTTTGGTGATACATATCGCCATAACCTTCACCTATTAAACCTACATATGTTTCTATATAAGATTCCACAGCCGCAGCGTGTGCTTGTTTAATGTCTTCACTTGAATTAGGTATTCCACCTATTTCTTTTTCTGTTGTAGAAAGCTTATTCCAAATTTTATCAGGACGATTCATTGAAAAACCTCTATAACCTCTACGTTTAAAATAGTACAATAGTCTTGGTTTGTTATTTTCACAGAGTATTGGCATACTATAAAATACGCAAGCCATCAACACGTCTTCAAAAAATATTTCAGCAGTTTGAGGTCTAGCAATATATTCAAGAAAAAAATGATTAGGTGGTGCGTCTTCCATACTAAACTTGGTCAAGCCGTGCAATGCTCCATTAGAACCTTTACCATCTACTGTTCCACTTATATCGTAACTATCACAACCAAACGCGCCTATATGTTCATTACCAGGATATTTAGTTCCATTTTTCATTATTACTTGATTTTGCAAGTTTACAGGTGGAACCCAAGATATCATAAATCTACCATCTTTGTTAGGATAAAATCTTACGCTAGTATCTTTTACTCCACTAACCCACTGAAAACTACCTCTAGTAACTGAAGATATATTATTTATTTCAGCGTTGTAATCTATTTGTTGATATATTTTAGTTAAGTTAAACAAGCTGTCTTTAGCTTCATCTCTAAAAGCATGCTGTTCTGTTCTTGGAAATTGCCTGTAATATTCATTTAAACTATCAGGATCATCCTTTAATCCATCTACTTCGTTCTGCCAGTGCTCAATAACTCCTGTTGAAATTTTTTGACCATCTGCTCCTTTAATGTTATTTCCTTCTCTAATGAAAACAGGTGATCCGTAAGTATCCATGAATCCTTCGTAGTTCCATTCCATAGGGATGAAAAGAGAATAGAGTCCAGAAGAAGTTTGTCCGTTTTTATTTCTTTTTGTAACGTCTGAAGAGTAATAGAGTTTTTTGAAGTTGTTTCCACCTTTATCTAATGCGTTTGAAGTTGAGCCCATCATACACTTGCCTACGATTCTTGATCCTAGCCTTAGTGTTGTTTTTGTAACTCGCCAGTTGTTTAATATGTTGTCCGGTCTTTCCCATTTTCCGCTTTCGTCGTGTGCTAATAATTTTAATTTCTCACCATCGTAAGAGTTGTCGCCGGTATTTTTCCAGTCAATAGTTGTATCAAGCCCGTCAAGTTCTTTTAGTTGCTCATTACTCTCAAGCTTTCTTCTAGTAAGTTTTGAAGCCGGAACCCTATACGCCAGTTCTGTCTTAGGACGATCCATACCGTCTTGGATTGGCTTGAAGAAAAACGGATAGTTAATGGATATTGGCACAACTTTATCTGTGAACATTTTTTTAGCATCTGCTCCAGATTTAGATAATATACCGAATCTGGCGTCACTTGATATCGTCGCTTTATTAACAAGCTCTGCCGAGGACATAAATGAAAATCCAGACCTTCTGTTTTTAAGGTAGCACATCCCGTAACATCTGTTATCTGCTTTACATGCTTCCCAAAATATATAGAATAATCTATTTGCTTCTCTATAATCTGGTGCCCCAACGTCGATCTTTGACCACTGTAAGTACATGTAATGAGTGCCAGTGATATATGTAGAAATACCTTTACTATAAAACCAATAACCCTCTTCTCTTCTTGTAAATTCTTTGTCAATATAATCATACCACCTTTCTTTAAAATCAGTGTCAAAATTTTCCCAGTCAAACCTGCTCTTGATTCTATTTAATTCTTTTGGATATTCTGCTTTTTCCCAATATTGTTCAGCTTTTTTTTCGCTTCGTTTATGCGATTCATATTCTGCTGGTAAAGCAATCCTGAGATTCTGTATTTCAATGATTTTTCCAATTTTCCCAGTTTTACTTATTACTATAAAGTCATACTCTTCATTATAACCATACTCCCATTTTTTATATCTATTTTGCTTAGATAATATTTTAGGGTTTACAACATCTTTAATCTCTTTCCAAAGAGTTTGTTCATAACTCATTTGCTTCTACCTTCTGCAAAACCTTTAAAAGCTTTATTTTCTTTTACTTCTTTAGGTTTTTCATTTAAAATATCTTCTTCATCTTGTATGCGAGTTAAAATTTCAAATGCATCAAATATAGCTAATTTTTTTGTTGCAGCAGCATTTTTAAGTCTATCAGCTGAGATATCATCTCCTGAGTCAACGATCTTTTCTTGTGCTACTTTAATTAGTTCTTCAACTGCTTTTTGCCCAGCTTGGATTATTTTCAATTTCGTTTCCTTCGTATTCATGGGTTAAAGCTATATCATTTGATTTCATACAATAAAGTCGTTCACCATCTATAATAAACTCAAATTCAGAGTTTGGGGTAAACGTAATAAGTGTTCCAGGTGTTATTCCTAGCGCTTCTAAGGTGTTGTTAGTATATTTTATTATACCAACATTAGGTTGTTCTTTTCTGTTCTCTAAAAAAGAACTATTTAAAATTGGTTTTACAAAGCAATAATTAAGATGAGAAGTCTTGTTGTACATATATATTTGATCTAAAGCACAAAAATATAAATCATTTTTAAAGTAAGTACCACTATTTTTTTCTTCACCTTTCATATCATAATACCTGCGAAGAATATTATGATGTATATAAACTTCATCACCAACTTTTATTTCTGTAGCATAAGCAGCTGGAGTCGAAACTACAACTGCTTTTTTACTTACAAAAATATGGTTTTCTATACTAGAGTTAATAATTAATTCTTTATTACCAACTTTTTTAATATTATCATACCTTTTATCTAAAGGTTTTATAATAAAGTGATATAGACTTTTCACTAATATTTCAAGTCATATTCTAAAGACACCGCCATGTTTCTATTAAATTTTTTCCAAGGAAGAACTTCATTATCTTTAGTTATAAAGATATTATAAGACTGATCTTCTTTTTTAAATAAAATATCATTAATTATGTGACCGCCATATACTTCTTGGCCAACAGCATAATGCATAGCTTCGTTTTTATAATCAGATCCTATACTAATCTTTCTTATCTTCGACATCTTCTGTTACTGCATCTTTAGCTTCTTCTTCAATTGAAGTATAAGATCCATCTAATAAGTTTATATTAATCTGACCATAGTCAGACTCTAAAATCTGCTTATAATCTTCTATTTGCTTATTAACCTCTGCTACCTCATGAAGCATAGCATGTTTTTGAGTTACAATTAGTCCAATATTTTGTGTTAATTCTCTTAAAGACTTTTGTTGTTCTTTAATTAATTCTAATTCTTCTTCTTTTATTTTATTCATTTGATTTGATTTTATTGTTTGTTTTGTTTTGTTTTGTTTTGTTTTAAAATATAGCCACGCAGTCTGTTCCAACTTTTAATTTAGTAGCTAGCATAGGCGTTTTATCACCTACAACTGTTCCTGGTTGTACATTTTTAAATACAACGTCATTACCAGCTTCTGTTGTTATAGTAATAGATTGTGCTGATCCACCGTTATATATCACAGCACCTCTTTTACCTGTGTTTGCTATTGCGTCTGTTCCAGCCGTTAAAGCTACAGCGTCATGACCAAACACTCTTGGTTGAGCCATCATATTTCCTTCTAAACCATCTAATGTTGGTTCCCACCCTGGGTTAAATTCTGCCATTTTATTTATTTATTTTTGTTATTTTTTCAGCACCACGACTTCCGAAGTATGCTACGTAAACTGTTATTAATAGTGTTTTAAGTAATTCTACCCATGCTGTGTCTACTTCAAATTGTAAATGAAAAGAATCTATACACATTATAAGTGTAGAAGCAAAAGTTAAAAATATAAGAGCTAGCGGGCGTGTGTTTTTAGAAAGCCACGAATCACTTTTCATATCGTTATTCCACCTGCTAGATACATTGTTCATTTCAATTATATCTTGTTCTAATAGTTTCATAGCCATTTCTTTATCTTTGGGCTTAATACTATTATCACTTGCTATAATATTTTTTACTATTCCTAATCCTCCTTGATCTGGTAAAAAGTTACCTACTGTTTGTAATAATTTAGGAGCTTTGTTTTTTAAAAACTCTCCTATTTTAGTTTCTTTAAATAATTTCTTCTTCGCCATTGTAAGTTATTAATCCTTTTTTTTGAAAGTTTTGAGCCATTTTATTATTACCTCTATAACCTTGTAAAACTTTATCGCTAGCTGGGTAAGATTCTTGTTCCCATGGTAAAGATCTTTTTGATTCATCTAAATTAGGACCTCTTTTATAAGACTTATCTTTGTAATAAAAAAAATCTTTATCGTAATCTAAATCTTCATCTAGCTGGTGTACTGTTTCATGTTTTACTACAGCTTTCTCCATGACTGGATCTAAATTCATATTAACAACTATACCTCCGTGGTTAGATTTACCAACAGAACCATCATCTAAATTCATGTGGTAAACAGGTATGTTCATGTCGTTTTTATTGTAGCTTGGCTTAAGTTTAAACCCCATTTTATTTATTTTTTTAATTGAGGAAATTTTTTATATACGCATCTTTTTATTTTTCTTGGATTTTTCGCGTTGTGCGCAAGCTTTAATGCTGATTTAGCTCTATTCAAACTATTAACTGGAAAAGTGCCTTTTGGCCCACAAAAATCACTTTTAGCTACATTCTTGTATTTACCAGAGTTAGACATACCGGGTTCTTCTCTTACTTCTGTAATTGTTTTTTTAGCCATTTTATTTGTTTTTATATGGAAAGTAATCGTTTAATATGTTTTGTCTGTTTTTACAACCACAACCTCCAGGTATCATATCTGCCATTTTCTTTATACCTGTTGCTTCTGTAAATCTAGCTACTGTGTCACCAAATCCTCTATCTTTCATTTTTCTTTATTTGAATTACAAAATTTTCTAGCGGCTGCAACACTTCCAAAACCCCATTTTTTTAAAGCAATAGCTTTTCTAGTTGGCTCGCCATTAGGTTTTTTCATAGGCCCTTTCATACCAGCAAATCTACAAGCAAAAGATACTCTACGTTTTCCTTTACCACTTGTCTGTCTTGAACCTAGTGTTTTACCTGTTTCTTTTTTATAATCAGAACGCATCTTACGATTTGATTTTTCATAACCCGCGTTTGTCATTATTTTTTCTTTTTACCAATCTTAACACAATTGTTAACCATTAAAGGTTTACCATTTTTATCTTTCTTACCACTAGGTGACGGTTTTTTGCCTTTAGCTACATAGCCTTTCCAACACGTACTACCTCTTTTTGTTTTCTTTTTAGCCATTATCTACGTTTTTTTGATTTCAATGCTAAAACTTGTTTAGCTAATTCATCTAGTTTCCCATCAGTCTTTGTACCATCTTTTACAAGTGTAGAAAGCACTTTAATTTCTTCAGATAGTATATCATTCATCTGCTCCATCATATCAACTCTTTCTTTTAGATCTTCTATATTAGCATGGTTCCATTGCTCTTTTAAA